CGACGTTCACGGAGATCGACAAGACCAAGTCCGGCGACACCGAGCGGACGATTCTGCGCGGGTGGGCCGAGCAGACGCTCGACCTGACCTGCATCGACGCGCCGGGTGTGACTGTCGGCAGCGTCGTCGTCGTCAGTGCCACCGGGGCCAACGGCCACAACCTCTCTTCCGTGAAGTTCTTGGTCACGAGCGTCAGCCAGTCCGAGCCGCTCGACGACAAGGTCACCTTTTCCGTTTCTTGCACCCGCGGCGTCCAGTAAGGAGCATTCCACATGGCAGTGACTCTCGGTCGGGACGGCGGCGCACCAACGGGCGGCAACGGCGCGACGGGCGTGATTGCCGTCACGTGGAACGAAGAGGCGACCGCAATCGACGTGTCGCACCGCGGGATCGTCAATCCGTCGGGCATTTCCTACAAGGCCGCGACCGGCGGATTCATCACGCGAACCGCCGAGATCGAGTGTCTCGACGCGACGGCGGTGATCTCCAGCCTCGCCGGTGCTGGCACCGGCTACATCGTCACCAACGTCTCCGAGAATCGGCCGCTCGACGGGCCGGTCACGTTCACGCTGACGGCGAAGAAGACCTCCTGACCACGAGGGGGCGGCATGGCGATCTCTCTCGGGCGTGACGTTGTGGTGACGTGGGACGGCGTGACCGTTCCCGGCGTCCGCGACGTGCAGGTCAGCGTTGCCGGCACCACCCGCGAGATCACGCCGTTCGGCAGCCGGGCGACGATCTCGTACCACACCGGGTATGGGGTGTCGATCAGCATCGACACAATCGACGACGCCGCGGCAACGACCGCCATCGCGGCAGCTATTGCCGGCACCGAGATCGCCGTCGTCACCAACGGCTACTCGTTTTCGGCGGTCGTCGCCAACGTCTCTGATTCCCAGCCGCTGGACGATGTCCGCGTCTGGTCGATTCAGATGACGAAGACACAAACAGGACTCCGCACATGAGAGAGTTCAAGGACAACGAGGGCAGGCCGTGGCACGTGTCGCTCACCGTGTCGTCGGCGAAGAGAGTGAAGGACTCGGTGTTGGTGGTGCTTCCGCCAAAGTCGGCCGACGAGCCAGCCCCGACCGAGGCGGTGCCGTTCGACTTGATCGACGCCGGCGAGATCGCCAGGACGTTCCAAGTCTTGCGGTCGAACTTCTCCGCTCTCGGCGACACGCTGTACGCGATCCTCTTGCCGCAGGTCACCCAAAAGGGGCTGACGCAGGAGCAATTCCTTGACGGGCTGAAGGGCGAGTCGCTCGAGCAAGGAGGGCTGGCAGTCGAAGAGGAGCTAGTCGCTTTTTTCCCCCCGCGCCTCCGCAGCGCGATCGCGGCTCTGTCAGCCAGGATGAAGGAGCTGGCGGATCAGATGATCGACAACGCGGAGGCGGCTATTCGGGCACCTGGGCCGTCATCTGGGAGTGCGTTGGCATCACCGGACTTGATCCCGACAACCGCACCCTCCGAGAGCTGACGGCGGCGCGTGACGCTCGCCTTGAGTCCGACTGGTGGCACACCGCACAGCAGATGGCCCAATTCGCCAACGCCAACCGCGGGCAGGGCAAGCCGGCGATCGACGCATCCAAGCTCAACCCGTTCAGCAAGGCAACGCCGCCCCCGAAGCGAGAAGCAACGCAGGAAGACCTTGAAGCCTTGTTCGGTCCCGCCGGAGGCTAGTCCATGAGTGCATCAGCAGTCCGCGGCGGTCAGGTCTACGTCGAGATCGGGGCGAATCCGTCAAAGTTCCTGTCGGCGCTCTCGACGATCAACACGAAGGTCGCCGATGTCGGCATGACGTTGGAATCGGCCGGCATGGGCATGGCGGCGATCGGGGCGGCGATTGCCGGCCCGATCATGGCCGTCGGCGGGGCGTTCGTCGAGCGAACCGCTGAGATCCAGAACATGGAGCGGGCGCTCAAGGACGTGGGCAACGCTGTCGGCGAGGCCGTCGCGCCGGCGTTCGTCGGCATCGCCAACGTCGTCGCCGGGGCCGCGAAGGCCGTCGCCAAGTTCGTCCGCGACAACGCGGCTCTTGTCCGCCTGGCGGTCGCGGTCGGCGGCTACTTCACGGTCTGGGGCACGGCAACGTACGCCCTCGGATTCGCCATGACGACGCTGTCCCGCACGATCGCGGCGTCCATTGGGCCGGTGAGCGGGTTTCTGGGCATGGTCAAGGGTGCGGCAATCGCTGTCGGGGCGTTTGCGACGAGCGGCCCGGTGCTGGCAGCCGTGGCGGTCCTCGGCGGGCTGGCAGCCGGCGCGGCACTGGCTGGCGTGGACTTCCGCAAGCTTGCCGGCGTGATCGGCAACGCCTTCGCCAACCCAATCGGAAACCTCACGGCCGTCTTTGGCGATCTCCTCGACACCGTCAATCTGACCGTCGAAGGCGTCTACCGGGCGATCGCGGCCGGCGACCTCGCCGGGGCCGTCGATGTGCTGTGGGCCGGGTGGGCCGCGGCGTGGGCGAGGGGTGAGCAGGCGATCATGGGATCGCTCGACCCGTGGATCGAGGCCGTGCAGAACGTCTTCTCCGACATGGGCATCGGCATGGCCGCCATGTGGGACCAGATGTGGACGGACATGGCGACGAGCGAGTGGGGCGGCTACATCCTCGGCGCGCTCGACAACGTGCTCAATTCGATGGTGGCGTATTGGGACACCACGACCGGGCTGATTCAAAAGGGTTGGACGGAGATGTGGCGGCGGATGGGCCGCGTCTCCGACGAGGCCGCCGCGGCGGAGTTCGCCCGCATCGACGCCGTCAATGCAGCCAACGCTGAGCAGCGTGGCCGCGACCGGCCGGGCTTTGCCGGCCGCACGGGGCTGACCGACGAGCAGAAAGCCAAGATGCAGCAGGAGAGCCGCGACCGGCAAGCGGCGATGTCGGAGGAAGCGGACCGGCTCCGGCGTGAGCGTGCCGGCCGGACGGCTGCCAACGTCGGCACCCGTGCCCAGGCGGTGGCCGACGCCAATCGGAATCTCCAAGACCAAGTCAATCGGTTCCCGGTGCCGAACGCTGTCGCCAATCCGGAGTCGTCGATGAAGGCGACCACCACGGCGCAGTTCGGGGCGGCGGGACTCAGCCAGATGGGGGCCAGCTCGATCCCGGCGCAGCAGCTCGACACCCTCAAGAAGATCCGCGAAGACCTCAAGGCGGCCGCGATGGCCGGACAGGTGGGCGTCTAATGGCACTGACATGGATCGAAGACAGTACGAGCCAGTCGGCGACGATCTTCCGCCTCGGCCGGAAGGACGCATCGACGCGGACTCGCGTCTTCAACGTGATCGGCACGTCGAATGAAAACGTCCTGCACGCCTCGTGCAACCAAGCGATCTCGTCGCTCTACCCGTTCTGGCAGTACCCAGGCCAGCCGCTCGTTCGACTGCGGGCTGAGTCGTATTCGGTCGAGTATCAAGGCGACGACTGCTGGAAGGTAACGATCGCCTACGAGAAGATCGGGGCCGACGATTCGTCGCAGGTGGCACCGCTCAAGCGGGCGCGGTCGTTCGACACCAGCGGCGGCACGCAGCACATCACCAACGCCCTCGACTACAACAACGGCGACAAGGGCCAGCGAAGCTACGGCCCGGCGGGATTGAACGACGCCGCCGACTTCAAGGGGGCGATCAACGTCGATGACAACGGGGTGAATGGCATCGACAGGGTGGTGCCGGCCTTGTCGTGGACGGAGTCGTACGACGTACCGTCTTCGTACGTCACAAACGCCTACATCAAGAACATCGCCTACCTCACCGGCAGCGTGAACAAAGCGCCGTTCCGGTCGTTCGAGGAAGGCGAAGTCTTGTTTGTCGGAGCCTCGGGGACGCACGAATGGGACGACCAGCGTGGCAACGGTCCGTGGTCGCTCTCGTTCAAGTTCGTCGCCAACCCCAACGTCGGCACGACGCTGCCGGTCGCCAAGATCGGCGACATCGACAACATCCGAGCCTACGGCCACGAGGTGGTGTGGGTGCGATACGCCACGGACACTGATTCCGCAAAGAATCAGCTCGTTCGCCTGCCGGTGGCTGTCTACGTCAACCGCGTCTATCCCGATGGCGACTTCTCGAAACTCGGCATTGGTGTGGCATGAGCGACGGCGCACCGAACCGAATCAAGCCGGGTCCGCTTCGCGGGCAGATATCCGCCCGTGCGTGGAACCGCGCCCAGGACGCCGCGGACATCGTCCTCGGCGATCGGTACGGGCAGGCCGGCGAGGCTCAGATCGACGGCCCCAAGCCCTACACGCCGATCCTTGCCCGCAACTCGACCACCGGCACCGTCAACCGCTGGGGCGTCCTTTCCGTCGCCGGCGTGGTCTTCACGCCCTCGGGTGCGACCGGCAACGCCACGCAGCAGTTTCAGGATCAGCCGGTCTTGAGCGGCGGCCTGCCGACTGGCGGCTCGTCGTTCGTGGTCGCGGTCGAGCCGATCGCGGCCGGGAAGATCGGGCGGGTCGCGGTAGCCGGCGTCGTCCAAGCCAAGATCAACGTCGTCAGCGAGTCCGACACGTTCGCCACGGCGAAGGACGGCGACCTGACGCAGCTCTCTTCGGCGTCGAGCGGCGAAGCTCAGATTCTCTGGAAAGAGTCCGGCACCGGGGCGAGCAAGTGGGCCATCGTGCGGTTTGGCGGGGCGGGCGGGGCGTCGATCCGGCTCGGAAAGGTCACAGGCACGTGGTCGAAGAACGCCACGGCATCGGTGACGCAGTGGAAGGGCGACGGGTCGCAGGCGGTCACCGGGGCCAGCGGGCCGGCGACGTTCACAGCAATCAACCGGGCGCAGACGGTGACGGGGCCGACCGGCGGGTATTGGGTCGGATGCGAGAGCATTGACGGGACGTGGCATCTCGAATGGGCGGAGTGTGCTTGATGCTGCTCGGAGGAAAAGGCGGCTGCCAGCAATGCACGTGCGTGCCGTGCGATCCGTGCGAGCGGACATGCACGAACCCGCATACCGGGACGGCGTTTGAGGCCGTCTACACGCGGTACTTCGAGGGTGCCGAAGACGGGAATGTATCTGACGGCTATCTGACCGCCAGCGGCGATTCAGACACGTCAGACCCGTATGACAGCATGGATGGCAACGGGCCGTGGTTTCAGCAGGTTGCCGGCGAGTTCACGCTTGAACCGTCGACGACCAGGCACCCGTGCAACGTGACGGTGTCGTTTTGGCGGAACAATAACACGCTGGGTGCGTCAACGATCCCACCGCCGGCGACGACGACGACTATGAATCGGATTCGCGTCAGCGTGTCCGCGTCGAGCGGGACCGGGGTGTTTGTCGAGGGTACTCTTGTTGGTGTCGGAGAGACTCTCGACTTAGCGGCAACCATACCGCTGGTTACGGGCGGCGGCGACCAAAGTACGAACGACCCTCGCACGTATAACGGCAGCGCGACCGTCACTCCTGAGTGCCACAACAAAACAGCCATCTTCACCATCGAGGCCCGGCTCGAGTGGAGCGTGAAGAAGCGGCAGCACGTCGTATACGGGCTGGTGCGGGAGTGCTACGAGGAGGGGACGCCGTGCTCCGGGACGTGCAGCGGAAGTCCTCCACCGGAATCGCTGTATCTGACAATAAGCAATGCTGCTGTTACGTCGGGGTCATTTGTCGGAACGTTTCCAGTCGGCACTTACGTAATGAATCGCATTCCTACGTTTTGCAATGCGTACGTTAATAGAGCTACCGGAAACTGTTCGCTAGGCCCTGGGTACTGGGCGGACTTTCAAGGGGTCAATGTGGGATTTATCCTCAACACAGGAAACCTAACCTTTGACATTGCTTCGCTAAACAATGGCGTATGCGGTGACATTCATTTTGATGCTGTCGATTCCCGTCTTCTTGCTCCATGCGGAACGGGCGAGCTAGCAAGCGGTTCGGCGTCATGGAGCTGGTTTCAGCCAAGCCTGCCTTTCGCGTACGGAACTCTTGACTGGAAGGTTGAGGCATGAACTGCGACCTTTCCGCCCCCGACGCGACCTGCCCCCGCTGCGGCTTCGTGTCGAAGATCCGCAATGCGATCCGCCAATGCCGCAAACCGCTGCCGACGACCTGCGGCCCCGGCTGCCAACTCCGCCGGACGCTCGCATGGTGGGGCATCCGCGATGACAGCTCCTGCGGCTGTGATTCCTTCGCCGCGAAGATGGACGCCTGGGGGCAAGACTGCTGGGACCACATCGAAGAGATCGTCGAGCACCTTCGGCAAGCCGCCGAGAAGAAAGGCTTGCCGTTCATCGCCACGGCGGCCCGAATCATGGTCGGCCGCGCCATCGAAGCGGCACGGGCTGCCGCCACCCCGGCCACACCCCCGCCGGGGTGACCGTCCCCACCGTCACGATTGACCGCGGAGGCGAGCATGGCGAAGCGATCAGCCACGGTCCACATCGGCCAGAAGAAGTGGAAGATCCGCGTCTGCAAGGTGCCCGCCGACCGGCTCGGCGATTGCAACGACGAGACGGGGACGATTCGCGTCTCGGAGAAGCTCGTCGGCGTGGACTTCGTCGAGGTGCTGCTGCACGAGTTGATCCACGCCCGCTGGTGGTGTCTCGACGAGGGCGAGGTGACGGAGTTCGCGGAAGAGGCGTCGGCCGTTCTTGAGGCGTTCGGGGTGACCCGCGAGGAGGACGAAGATGGCTAGACGCCGCACCTATGACGGTGACGAGATCACGCCTATCGTCCGCCGGATCGTCGCGGCACACCCGGACGCGCCGGCCCGGACGCTCGCCCGGCGGATCGTCGGCGAGTGCAACGGGGCGATCACGCTAGAGCAGGCCCGGACGCGGGTGCGACTCGCTCTCGGGCTCACCGGCGATGCGAGGCGGAAGCAGTCGAAGACGAAACACCTGCACCGCGAGCCGCGGCCGGCAGGCCAGCGGCTTGCCATGCCGCCCTCGCAGGCCGAGCCCTGGCTGCCGTTCGACCTCGGGATCGTCGGCAAGGTCGGCATCCTGTCGGACATCCACGTCCCGTACCACGACGAGACGGCGCTGCGAGCCGCGGTCGATCACCTCCAGGGCGAGAAGATCGACGCCTTGCTGCTCAATGGCGATTGGGCCGACTTCTACTCGATCTCACGGCACGAGAAGAATCCGAAGCTGCGGAACTTCCGCAACGAGCTGGCGGCCGGCCGCGATCTCCTGAAGTGGATGCGCCAAGAGTTTCCCGACATGCGGATCGTCGCCAAACTCGGGAACCATGAAGAGCGTTGGGAAAAGTGGCTTTGGGAACACGCCCCGGAGATTTCCGACGACCCGATTATGGGCATCGACAACTGGTACGGCTTTGAGCGGCTCGGGATCGAGTTGGTAAAGGACAAGCGAATCATCCTCTGTGGTGCGTTGCCGGTGCTGCACGGGCACGAAAAAGGCAACGGGATCAGCAGCCCGGTGAATCAAGCCCGCGGGGCGTTCATGCGTCTGCACCACACCGTGCTCGAGGGCCACGGGCACCGCACGTCGACACACTCCGAGCCTGACATGATGGGCAGCGAGACGGTGTGCTTCTCGACGGGCTGCTTGTGCGACATGCGGCCGGCTTACGCACGGCTCAACAAATGGAATCACGGCGCAGCGGTCGTGGCGGTCCACGCCGACCGCTCGTTCGACGTTGAGAACTTCCGCATCCAGGCGGGCCGGGTGAGGCAATCGTGACAGACGCCGACCTCGTTACGATCGATCAACGAATCCAGAGGGCCGGTGCAGCCAACTGTTGGACGGGCACACTCGGCTCTCTCGCCGGCGATGCTCGGCGGCTGGTGCGGCACATCCAGGAGACGAGGAAGATGGCAGAGGAATACCCACCACGAATCGAAGTCCATTGCAACACGTGCCGCGGGATCGTCGGGCTGGTGCCTACGTGCCCGTATTGCAACGGGGCCGGGAAGTATTGGAAGCGAAGCTCCCCGGCTGAGCCGTGGAAGTACAGCTCCGAAGACCCGCCGTGCTTTCGCGCTGGCTTCGACGAAGCGGAACACGAACAAAAAGCCGCTGCGACGCGGGCCGCGGCGGCCGCGGATGTCGTCATTCAGACGGAATACCCCGTCGATCACATCCTGCGCGGCGAGCGGGAACTGAAGCACTTTCCCGGCGACGAGGTCGAACCGGAGGCGACGTTGATCGAGGAGGAAGAAACACCGGCGTGGGTGGCACCGGTGGCCGAGAAGATCGTCGAATACTTGCACGAGCCCGGCCCGCCGGTGGCCGTGCAGCTTCTCGACACGGCACGGGCCGCGGTGCTCGATCGACACCGGGTGTACGGACCGCCCCAGGAGCATTTCCAAAGGACGGTGGGCATGGTCAACAGCCTGTTCGCGTCGGTGCTGAAGCGGCCGCTGACCACGTCCGATTGGGCTCGGATCATGCTCTTGGACAAGTTGGCCCGCGACCTCGGGCCGCGGCCACACCCCGATAACGCTGTTGATCTCGCAGGCTACGCGGCGTGTCTCGCCGAGTGCAATGCGTCCGCACCCCCTGCGGACGGCACGACGTGAGCCGTAGCGTGGTGGGAGGTGACGCATGATCGTACGGCCGACTCACTGGCGGACCGGACCCAACGGCCGGGAAGCGGTGGCATCCGCCGGGGACTTCGTGTCGCTCGAGCGACTGCTGACAGCCGGCGAGAAGTCAGGCCGCATTACTTCCCGACCGGAACGGACTGACCGCGAGATCGAGGTGATTGCCTACCGGCTCGGGTGGACGGTGGCCGAAGTCCGGCAAGCGATAGCACGAGGGCACACGGAGATCTTCGATGCCTGACTCTCTCGACGGGATCGTATCCACGACCACGAGCCTGACGCAGACGCAGACTGGCACCGTCGGCAGCTCGACGCGGGCCGTCTCCGTGTCTTCCGCCTACCCGCTGAACAGCGTGTCGGGGCCGATCTCCGATCAGCTCTGGGTGTCGAACCGCTCGCTGGCAGTCGGCGCGTCCGAGACGCTCGATCTGCTCTCGCTCGCCGACACCATCCAGGGGGCGACCGGCATCCAGACCATGCGGCAGGTTCGCCTCGTGCGGATCGCCAACAGCGAAACGGTCACCGGCCCGCGAATCGTCGTCGGCCCGTCGGGCACGAACGGCTGGGGCCGCGTCGCCGGCGAGGTCGGGCCGGGCGGCGAGCTGCTCGCCGTGCAGCAGACGCACGCCTGGGGCGTGACGAGCACGGAGCGTGCCGTGACGATCCGCGCCACCGGGCCGACCGGCTCCGTCGCCTATTCGATCGTGATCGCAGGAACGGCAACCACTGGCCCCGCAGGGTACTGACATGACACCCGATCAGCTTCAATCCGCCGTCCTCGCTCTGATCGCCGGGGCGCGGCTCAAGTCCGCCGGCGGGCTGACCGTCTCGGAGTTCGGATCGCTGACCGTCGAGGTGATCCGCCTGGCGGTGGCCGGGCTCGACACGATCAACACGCTCGATGGGGCCGCGAAGAAGTCGTGGGCGCTGTCGTGCGTCGGGACGCTCTTCGACGCGGTCGCCGATAGCTGCGTGCCGTTCGTCGCCAAGCCGGTCTGGTGGATCGTCCGGCCGGCCGTTCGCACGCTGGTTCTCTCGGCTGCCGGCGGGGCGCTCGAACAGATCCTGACGCTCACCCGCGCCGCCGCCCCGGAGCCTGTCGCATGACGACCGCTTTCGTTCTCGCCGCCGCCGCGGTGGCCTACCTTCTCTGGTCCCGCCCAGCGGTCGCGCCCGCGCTGCCGCAACTGCCGCCACTTTCGCCCATCATCCCGCCCGGCATCATGCCGTTGGGGATGCCAGGGGCAGCGGCAGCCGGCGGCGGCCCGCACCCGCTCACGCTCCTGGCCATCCTCGCCGCCGGTGCGATGGTGGCGTGGTCGCTCCACGATCGCCCCGCCCCTGCCCCCGCCCCCGCCCCCGCGCCGGTCGTCGGGCTCGATCTCCGAGGCCGATTCGTGGGGCCGGATGCCGCCGCCGACGCCGCGACGACTGCCGCCCTGCTCGACGAGCTTGCCGGTCAGATCGAGTGGGACGGCTCGCAGGCCGAGCCGCGCCTTCGCACCGGGGCCGCCTTCGACGATCTCCGCCGGGCCGCCCGCGAGCTCCGGACGCGGGGCGTCTCGCTCGGGGCTCGGCAGCCAGCCGTCAGAGACGAGATCAAGCGGTTCCTCGACTCCGAGGCCGGCACCGAGGGCGGGCCGGTCGATGCCGCCGCGAGGGCGAAGTGGGTGAAGGCTTACCGGGCCGTGTCGTCCGCAGCGGCGGAGGCGACACGATGACCGCGAGGCAACGCACCGTCTGGACCTGGTCCGCGATCGGCTTCGTCGTCTTCGCGGCCGTGATCGGCGCGCTGGTCGAGCGGGCCACGCACCGGATCGCCGCCGGGGTGGAAAGCCGGTTCGGCTACACGCCCGACCCCGAGGGGCTCCGTCGCGTGATGGCCGAGTTCGGCCCGCAGGGGCGATTCTCTGCGGCCGGTGCCGAGGCGATCGAGAAGGCAGAGCACAAAGACACCTTCCTCTACCGCTCGGCCTACAAGGCTCACCAAGCCGTCTACGGCCAGCCGTGGGTCGTCGGCCGGCAGGGAATCGGTGACTGCGTCTCGTGGGGCTGGGGCCACGCGGTGTGGATCGCTTTGTGCTGCGACTGGGAAACCGGCCGGCTCGCCAATCCGCCGCCGATGGTCGCCGTCGAAAGCATCTACGGAGGCTCTCGCGTCGAGGCTCGGGGCCGTCCGGGGGACGGGCGGAATCCGGTGGGCGGATACTCCGACGGCTCCTACGGGGCCGCCGCGGCCCGGTGGGTGCGTGATTGGGGCGTGACGTTCCGCCGCGATGCCGGCGGCCACGATCTCCGCGTCTACTCACCCGACACGGCAAAGGCCTGGGGCGCGTTCGGTAACGGCGGCCAGGGGGACGGCGGCAAGTTCGACGAGTTCGCCAAGACACACCCGGCGAAGCACATCGCCGCGGTCGGCACGTTTGCCGAGGCCGCCGCCGCCATCGAGAGCGGCTACCCGGTGGCCGTCTGCTCCGGGCAGGGCTTTGCCAACGTCCGAGACTCCCACGGCTTCGCCCAGGCCCAAGGCTCGTGGGCGCATTGCATGGTGTTCATCGCCGTCCGCTACGCCGCCAACGGCTCGCCGGAAGACGGGCTCCTCTGCCTCAACTCGTGGGGGCCGTCGTGGATCTCGGGGCCGTCGTGGCCGGGCGACATGCCCGCCGGCTCGTTCTGGGTGCGCCGCTCCGTCGTTGACCGGATGTTGAACGGCGAGAACACGGACTCGTTCGCCGTCGGCAGCGTAGAAGGCCTCGGTCATCGGCCCCTCGACAACGGCAACTGGTTTGAGCCCGCCCCTGCCGCCGCCCGCCCGCAACCCACCCGACTGATCGCTGACACGTTCTCCCTCGCCCCGTGAGGCCGCCATGCTGATCGACCGCAAGCTCGTCGCCACCGTCCTCGTCTGCCTGGCCGTCGGCTGGTGGCTCGGCTCATCCCCGGCCAGCCCGATCAACCCGACGCCCCAACGGCCGGTCCTGCAAGCCGTCGGCCGGCTGGCCCGGATCGCGGCCCGGCTGGGCTTGTGGGCCGCGATGGCAGCCGAGCCCGCACCGCAGGCCGACGGCCGGCAGCTTGTTCACGCGCCGTCGGTCGATGCCGATGGTCATCGGGTGGTGGACCACGGGGAGGGCTGGTGATGACCCTCTACCGCTCGCTGCTCGCCTTCCTCGCCAGCCTCTCCGCCGACCCGGCGGAGATCGACCGCGAGCCGCCACGCGCCGCCGCGGCCGTCGCCGCGGCTTACGCGAGCCTCGCCACCGAGACGGCACCGACGCCGCCCCCGGCACCGGCCGCGTGTGCATGCGGGGGGAAGTGCGTCAACGGCGTCTACAGGCCCGACGGCCGGATCGAGATGAAGTGCGAGAAGGACTGCCCCTGCGGGTGCCGCAAAAGCTCCGCCCCCGGCCGCTGACCGCCAATGCCCGCGGGCTGGCGTCGCGCCGGGGGCGGGGTCTTCAACCCGCCTAGCCGTGGATGTAGCTCCCCAAGATCACGCCGCGTTGCACGTCCGGCGCTGCCACGCCGATCAGCGTCACTGCGATGTTTGGCGGCGTTGTCCAACCGCTGCCGCTCTCTGTGGTGCCGACGCTCGGTGGCTGAATCGTGACCGCGTCCGCCTCGGACTCCGCGGCCACCACCAGCGAGTCAAAACACTCGTAGTGCCAGTCGTCCAAGCGGTCGAGCAAATACAGGTTCATGCGTCCCTCGCCTTCCTCGGTCGCCCCATCCCCGGCGTCGCCACGATCTTGGCAACATCCCGCCGGTGAACGAATACGGTGCCGTCGATCTCGACGCTCGGGACAGTGCCGTCCTTGACCATCCGGTAGGCCAGGGCGCGGCTGACGCCGGCGAGCGTGGCCGCGGTGGACGGCCGGACGTAGTCGGTGGTGTTGATGCGGGTCATGCGTTGATGTTCTCTCCTTCTGCGTTGAGGACGTACCAAGAACGGCCGTGGTAGTTCTTCTCGGCGTAGGCGTTAGCAGCGAAGTTGTCGCAGGCCGCAAACGTCTCGACAATCTCGAAATCGCCGGTACTCTCCAGCATGAACGCAAGCCGGTAGAGCCGCTCGACGGTGCCGGTGAAGGGTTGGCCGTGAAAGAGCCAGCGTCCGTTCTCGTCTCGCTCGTAGTCGGCTGCGTCACTGGCTTCATGCTCGCACTGCTGATAGGCGGCCCCATCGATCAGCATCACGTCAACCGTCTCGCGGTCGGTTGCAATCCGGTGCGTCGGCTTGAAGGTCGTGTTCATTCTTCGTTCCTTGATTTCTTTCACCTTCGCCGCAAGCAGGGCAGCGAGGGGATGGCTTGACGGAGTGTCAATCCAGATATCGTTAAGGTGAACTATCACTGAAACGCGGCCCTCAGTCTCTACCCAATAAAATCCCCGGTATTGGTTTTTCCTGCCGCTAGCAGCGCGTTTTACGACCTTTCCTAGCTGTCCGTGCCATTCTGCCGCCGATCCGACAGCTTCCTTTTGGCTGTCAAGCAAAACAACTCTGGTTCCAATTCGCATTTCAATTACCTCCTGACGAATGAAGCAACAAGGACGTTAAAAGCCGGCATGTCGTTAGCGCAAGGATCAAGTGATACACCCGCCGGGCACCACCGGATAACGGCTTTCCCGGCGTGCGTCGGGATGCGGGTCAACTCGTACCCGCGCTGCCGCAACACCTTTGCCGCCCTGCGGCCTGCACGCCTATTGAAATCCTCCCGCTCAAAGTCCGCGGCAGTCAGTCCAATTGCGGCAAGCGCTGCGGCTGTCTCGGCGTTCATCGTTCGTTTCCTTGGTGGTGTCGTGCTCGTCTGTGTCTAGTATAGACAGTCGTCTATTGTGGTCAAGTGGGGTGAGGAAAGATTTTTTGGGGGCGGTTTTCCGCGGGGAAACGGCCTATTCGGCTGGTTTTGCCGGTCGGCCCATTGACTGGCCTTGACCGTTTCGCGGTCGCCCGGTAGATTTTCCGTCGTCGCGCATTACTGGAGCTGACCTTACTCGACACCTTGGCACGGACGCCTCTTTTTTCTCGGTGTTTCCGGGGGATGACCTGCTCGGAATCGTGAGTAGGATCGATCCTATCTAAGTGAACGGGCTTACACGTTAGGGGATATGAGACATGCGGAGCGGCGGAGGAAGTGACCGCGTCGCCAAGGTTCGGACGGCCCTCGACATCTGCTTCGGCGTTGGCTTGAGTGTCCGTTCGACGGCGTGGGTGATTCGGGAATCCGAGGACTTGGTGTGGCACGAGTGGTCGGTGCGGACCGGGCTTCCCACACCAAAAGACCCGGTTGGGAGC